CTCAACATCTTCACCATTAACCTTTAACTTAAGGAGAGCAGGAACTTCATCTTCCGACTGTTCTTCTTCCTCAGCTTGGTCATCTGGGTTATCATCTGTTGCTTCTTCTGATTCTACTTCTTCAGTAGCTTCAGCCTCAGCCTCTAGTGGTGTTTGTTCTTCTTCTTCGTCTTGAGGTTCAGGTGGTTTAACATCTGACTCAACACTATCACCTAGCATAGCCTCTAATCGGCTGTGTGGTGACTGTTCTGCGACTTGGTCACTCATAGTTTATTTCCTTGAAATTAGACAATAAAAAAACCTACCGAAGTAGGCTTTAAGTGGGCTTGTCCTTACCCAAATATCTTAAACTTAGGTCTGTCCGTTTGGATAGCTGCTAACTTACCTGTGTGCATCACGTCAGTAAGTTGCTTGTTTATTTGGTTTAATAGTTGTAGTGCTATTACTAATTTGTTATGTGTCTTCTCATCACCTAGTGGACTGTTAGCCATACTAGCAATAAGACTTTCTCTTACCTTATCCATAGCTTCTTTGTAGATAGGGTTATCTAATATCTGTGCTGCTTGTTCACCACGTTTAACTTCTTCTAATGACTTATCCGCCATACATCATCCCTGATTGTGCTTTGATTTGTGCGATAGCTAAATCAGTCTCAGCTTTTAATTGTGCTTTGAAGCGTTCTAATTCAGCTTGAGCTGCTATCTTCTCACGTTCAATTATAACATCATTTTGTGAACGTACTTGCTCTTGTTGTAGTTGAGCTTGAGCTTTTTGTTGTTCAATCTGCAACTGACCTTGCACCATAATCTCTGCTTCAGAAGGCTTTTGTTGACCTTCTTGCTCAGGTGTATTAGCTGGGTTAGTCCAGAACTCTTCAGGGTTCTTAAAGCCTGCGTTCTGTGTAAGTTTAGCTAATGCGTTGTATATCTTTTCAGGTGATGTAAGACCTATTTGGATAGCTTCTTTTTGCATTTGTAAGATAGATGTTAAGTGAACTAACTGTTGGTCTTTGTTACCAGCACCTAAGCCTACAGAGATAGATAAGTCTTTACGAGCTTTCCATTCTCTTGGGTCTACTTCTACCCATTTGTTACGTAGACGAATAATGTCTGGTTTAGTAAGTGTTGTTCTCACTAAGTAATGCACAAGTTTAAATAGTTCTTTTACACCTGTCTCTGCGAATGTACGTGCTACTAACTCTATACGTTGTTGAGACGCATTCATAATCTGTGCTACACCAGTAGCTGTCTTGTTAAGACTGTTAGAGTCTAAGCCTTGATTGTAAGCTGTAATACCTGTTCTCTTCTCTTTCATAGAGTCCATGTATTCAACCATGCCGAATGATGATGCTGGTAGTGGTGGATGTGATAAAGGCATAATACCTGTGCCTGGGTCACCATCTACACGAACAATACCACCTGGTCTTGACGTTAGCATATCATCTAGGTTTACTCTATCTGAGATAGCATAACGACCATTGTTAGCTAGATACATGTTATCTAACTGACCACGAATAAGCGTAGACTTAATTAACTGAATGTCCATAGTCAAGTCAGCATAAGAACGACCAATATGTCTATGTGGCATTATCATAGGTGTGATACATGCGAAAGGTACATACTCACATTTCTCTTTATAAAGAACTGTGTTACCTAATACGACTACTCTATATCTTTCACCATCTAACTTAATGTATGTGTCTTTAACGAGTGCTTCTTGTGACTCAATAGCTCTATCGTATTCTTCATCATAAATATCACGTGCATTAGACTCTTCTTCAAACGTATCACGTAGGTCTGACATAACAGACTTAATATAATCTAGTGGCTTGTCAAACGATTCAGCAATGTCAGCTAACTGCATAACTTCTCTGTGTTGAACAAACTTAGCATCTTGTAGGTTAGGACCATTAACCTCTACAGATACCATGATGTTTTCTGGAGCTACGTTCTCAATATGAATCTCTGTATTCTTTTCTGTAACCTTGAGCTTAACGTCATGTAACATAGGTTGCATAACTGTAGCTGGGTCTACACCATTCATGGCTGCTTGTTGATAGACAACATCCATGTTGACACTTGGGTCAGGGTAGCCAGTATGCTCTAATACTTCTGTGCCTTCATCTGAAGCCAACATCTGGAGTTGTGCGTCAGATAAACCTTTATACTCGTATTCTTCTTCTTCCTCTTCTTCTTCGGCATATACTTTTACATAGCCGTTCTTAGAGAGTAGTGCGTCTTTAAACCATACGTAAAATATCTTGAAGCCTTCGTTTTGCTCCATCACTACATGGTTAATATAATCTGTTTCTTGTTCTGCTGCTTCTTGGTCTTCAGGACCTTTAGGGTCAAACTGAACAACCTTATCACCGGCTACAAAGACTTTAAGTAATTGTGGTAATGCTGACTCAATAGTATCTTGAACGTCATACGATACAACTTGTGAACGACCTTCTTCTTCGTTACCGAATGGTTGTCCTAGGTAATAGTCAATCGCTTCTGCTCTATCATTAGACAATGCACTATCATTTACACCATAGGCTATATTCTCTTGCGCCTCTATCTGTGCAATTATTTCCATGTCTTCTATATTCATCAAACAATTCCTCTATTTGTATATTGTATTTTCTCTTTGCTCCATGACTCGTTCTTCATAGACTCAATAGAGGTACATAAATATCTGAACGCATCTGCTCCATGGCTGTATTCGTCATGTAGTGGCGCACCAGGTTCGTTGGTTGCAGAGTTTATACTTCTGCGATAATTCTTTAAACATTCAACAAGTCTTTGTGCTGACTTATCAAAGTATATACGGTGAAAGTTCATACGTGCTAACTTAATACCAGACTCTATGTCTGCTTTAGGCACAATACGTATATCCCATCCTAACTTCTTCATAATCTCTTCTGCTGATATACCATGCTTAAAGTCTTTAGACTGTCCGTCATGTGGTAAGAACATTGTACCCCAATTGTAGGATAAGTTCTTTAGTTGTGCAGAATAGCTATCTAGTGTTCTGTGGTCATCTTCTATATAACCAATGATGCGTAAGTCTGATATACCTTTTTGGCATAGGATAACTGACATACTGTCATTCCATCCTAAGTCCATTACTACATGAACCTTCATCATAGGGTCATAAGGTACAGTTGTTATACGGTTACCTTCTTGTGCTTCTCGTATCTCGTTAGAGTATATAGCACCATCTACAGCAGCCTTACAATCACCTTCCCAGATGTTTGCATAGTCAGGGTTAGTCTTCTCGCTATGTAGACGTTCTATCTCTAGGACTTCAGGAAACCAAGGATTGTCAGTATAGTTTACCTTTACAACCTTAGCGTTCTCTGGTGGTTCTACCACGAATCTTGTATATGTGTCGTCTGTATCTATATTAGGGTTGAAACTGACCCATATCTCTGAATTAGGTTTACGTATTGTAGGAATCAATATATCCCATGACTTCTTACTAACAGTCTGGGCTTCCTCTATCCATACGCAATCCACACCTTCGTATGATTTTATTGACTCAACCGTATTGTTTGCTAAACCTGTAAATACAAATAAACTACCATTGAGTCCACGTATTTCAGCTTCTAGAACTTCATAGAAAGCTCCTAGACCTAATGCTTGTATTTGGTCTGTTAATAATTGATGCACAGACTGACGAATACTACGTTGTATTTCTCTAGCACATAAAACACGTGTTGGCTCATTAGCTGCTTTTATAAGCAATGCTCTAGCAAAAGACCATGACTTCCCAGAACCTCTACCGCCATAAGCTACTTTGTATCTATGTGGCTCAAATAAGAAGTTTAATCTATCAGGAAATGTTGCATTAACCTTCATCTTTAGGCTTTACAAAATCTATTGCAATGCTTATAGGTAAGTTAGAACCATCTAATCCTGTAATTTCTGTAGTAGCTACTGATTTGCCATCCATTCTGTCAAAGACTTCTTTGATAGCTGATACATCACCACTCTCTGCTTTAGCTACTAATGCTTCTGTTACATTACGTAGTCTAATAGCTTCTTCTTGCACTAATACACGTCTAAGTGTATCTGCTGCTAACCTATTGATTTTACTAGAATGAGTGTTGCCCTTATTTACTTCTGAGCTACGTTCTGCTGCTAGTCTTTTTCGTTCTTCGTTATCCATTGTTTTGCAACTCCCTTAGGTTGGTTGCCCTCTATGTTTATCTGCTTAGTAAGCCTCTATAGTACATTTGTTCTATTAATCTTGGGTCTATATAGTTTTGTTGCATTGTCATACCAGGATTAAATAGGTTTTGTCTGTATTGGTCTGCCATTTGACCTTTACCTGAAATAGGTGGTGTCATATTGCGTCTCATTTCACTTATCATCTCTGGTGTCATTTTCATAGGTTCTGGCATTGGTCCTACTTGTGGACTTAATAAACCTTGTTGAGCCATTTGGCGAGCCATTAGTTCTTGCTCAGTTGGTTGACCGCCTGTCATAGCATTTACTAAATAGTCTAAGAAGTTCATAGTTCGCTTTCTTTGTTATTCCCTTTGAGAGGATATATCATTCTTTGGTATGTGTCCCACCATTCTTGGCTATAGTCTGTAGACTGATAGTCTTTAAAGCATGGTGTGCCTAATGTGTGATGCACTAATTTAGCATCTGGGTTGTATTCGTATTCTGTTTCTAGCCAGTTCCATGTTTCGTCTAGCTTACCTACTTGTTCTTCAGGGTATTTAAGCCATTCAAACCTATGCAAGTATTTACCTGTTTGTTCTTGTATAAACTGAGGTGTTAGTCTTTTGTTTAACCAATGTGAGCAATTCCATAACATAACGCTTGACCAGTTCTTTTTAGGATAGTCTTCGTTCTTTGCACCTAAGTATTTAACTGGATGCTTTGTTGTGTAGTTATGCTTTACAACTTTAATTGCTTCGTCTGTATCAAAGTTTGCTAGTATCTCTGCAATATCTGTGCGGCAAATCATATCGCCATCAACAAAAAGTGCAATACCTTTAAAGTTATTTAGATATGGGACTAGAAAGCGTGAATAGATAAATGCGTTACTACCGTCTGTATGTGTTTCTTTGTAATCTTTTAGAGTGTTTAGTGCTAATGGTGTAAAACTAACAGGTATAGATGACTTCTCTATAACTGACTGGCAAAAGTTATGATAAGCAATTGGTTCTACCTTGCCATCATACCCTACATATATATCTAGTTTTACCACTTTACTTTGTTTGCCCAAAAAGCGGCACTCATTTTTCCTTTAGCAATGTTTTTAGCGTGTCTTGCCTTAAATGACTTTGCTCTATCTGTATTTGTTTTGTCACCACTTACGCCTTTTTGACCAAAGCGTATAAGTTTTTCTGTGTCACCATCTTTAGCTAATACTGCATGTGATTTAGTAGGATGATTAGGTGTTCTCTTAGGTTTGTTATAACCAGAGAATGTTTCTTTACCCTTCTTAATCATTTCTTTTTCTTGGCTGTCTTTGCTGCTTGTTTAAATTGCATAGCTGTAGGTGCACCTTTTGTTCCTACTTTACGCATCTTCTCACCAGAGCCAGCTTTAATTCTAGCTTTTTTGGCTGCAATATTTGCGTATAGTCCTGGTTTATTTGCCACGTTTAGCTGCCTTTTTCATAGGTTTAGCTGTCATAGCTTTACCTGTTTTCTTTGCGTATGATTTAGCTTCTTTCTTACCTTTTTCTGTGTAAGCAAACTTCATTTTTCCGACCATTGGCATGATTATTTCCTTTT